CTCCTCATCCATCCGACACCGCTGCATATTTTGCTGGAAGGAGAGGGAGAGCGACTCCTCGAGGGAGTTGTAGGCGACCCGACCGTACTTGCAGAGCTCTTTAGCCAGCTGCATCGCAAAGGAGCTCTTACCGTTGGCACTTTGCCCCCAGATGATCCACACCCCCGTCCTGCCAGGCTCGCCGAAGGCATCCCTCCAGCGCCCCTCGAAGGGGATAGCAGGGACTTTCTTTGCCAGCACCTCGCTGGCTGAGTACGCCCTTCTTGCCATCGCTTATGCCCCAACCTGTAGTTTGAGCTTCTCGATCTCGGTGTAGACCTTGCGGAGTCCCCCCGACTTGCGGGCGAGGCTCACAGCATCTACCCCCTCAGGGGCATTAAGTTTCGCCACCTCCACGGCTTGCTTCAGGAGGAAGCTCTTACGCTCCTCTCCATCCTGAGGGGTGACCTTGCGGTAGGCATCGCCGAAGCGAGAGAAGAGCTCCGTGTAGCCGACCTTACAGCAGTCGATACTACGCTCGATCTTCGCCCGAAGACCATCAGCCCCCATCATATACCACCCACAGCTTCGCTCGGTGGCATTCCACAGCGCCTTCAACTCGAGGAAGGCTTCGTACTGCAAATCGCCCGCCTCGTCGAGGATGATCAGCGGGCTATCCAGCCCCTTGAGGTAGTACACGAGGTCGGCATAGACCTCCTCGTAGCGTCCCTTCGCCTCCAGCCCGAAGCCTATAGCAATGGAGCGGACGAGTCGTACCTTCGTCTTCACCTGGCTACAGTCGATGTAGACGACGTGCTTATGCGTACGGGCGTAGTGACGAGCGCTGAAGGTCTTCCCGATGTTCGGGATGTCACAGAGGAGAGCACTGAGGCTTCGCTCCTGGCAGGCTTCAAGCTGACTCGTGATGTAGGAGTAGGTGTCCGTCTGAGCGACCTTCCACTCGATCTCCCCCCTGAGGGGGACATTCAGACGGCGGGCAAGGCTAAGCCACGCTGAGTCGCTGAGCTGCTTATCTAGCTTTCCCTTCTTGATAGCGCTGTAGACGCTTGGGGCGATGCCGAGGGCGGTAGCGTGCTTGCTATCGCTTGGGTAGTTGGCTCGATCGGCGAGTATCGCCTCCAGCGTGCGAGCCTTGAGTTCGTTCTTTATTTCCATGCTTCTCGTACTATTTTCTTTGCCCATGGGGAGAAGTTCGCCTCCTCATAGTAGATTTCTCCTTTGTCGCTCTTTTTGGCTCGCCCGAAGGCGCCATTTCTGCGTAGTCGCTTCGCTCGTTCTTCTCCGAGCACCTGCCTGAGGTCATCCCACATATAGCAGGTCAGGAATTCCACGGTGAGTTTCATAGCTAGTCGGGGGTAAAGGTTTGCATTGTTAGTGCAGATAGAGCTTCTTTGCTGAAGAATTCCTCGGCATAAAGCAGCCCATCATATAGGTCGGGGATCCACTGCGTATAACCAAAGGCTCCCTCATCGTTGAGCCTGTTGAATTCATCACTCCCAAGGGCATCTATTAACTCCTCGAGTGTCCAGTAGTATTTACCTTCGAATTCCATTTTACCTCTATTTAATTGGTGTTTTTACAGACCGAGAGCCTTTCGTAGCGCCTCGAGAGCCTTAGAGCTGAAGAGCGACTGCAGATAGATGAGCTCGTCACCGAAGATCTGGACGTCACAGGTGGCCATGCCAAACTCATCCGTTCGATTGAGCTCATTGAATTTTCCTCCGAGGAGGTCAACCAGCTCTTCCCAGGTGTAGGCGATTGTTTCTTGATACCTTTTCATTGTCTTCTATTTCTATTTAATTGGTGTTTGAATGTCATTCTATAGGTCTGCCATCGCCCTCGTACGGGCGTCGTCAGAGCTGATGGTGAGGTATTCTTCGTCGAGCAGCTCGCCATCTTCATCTCGACGTAGCGTGACGACCTCGACGGGGCTTAGCTCGGTGAGCGCCTTGTGGGTCTCCTCCTTCAGGAGGCGAGCTTTGCCTGGCAGGCGCTCGGCGATATGAGCATCGTAGGCTTTCACCCGCTGTAGTTGCTGGTGCAGGAGGTGTCGATCCTCATCCGTTTGCTCCGCCTTCGCCTCATTGACTCGGTAGATCTCCTCGGCGGTCTCGATGTAGCGTCCACCCTCGTAGATGTGTACCTCACCCATTTCACCCTCCACTTGCTCCCACCAATAGGCATCTACCTTGCCGTCTCGGCTTTTCAGCTTACCCACCCCCTCGGGGGAGAGAGCGAAGCTCCGATAGTTTGCCTTGATGTGCCCTCGGCGCACCGATGTAGAGCGATGCTCGCCGATGAGGGTAGCTAGCTTGTGGGTGTCTATTGCTGCCAGCTGGGGGTTAACCGACTCCATAAGCACCTCCCAGCGGGTACGTCCGCCCCAATAGGCGGTATTGCTATGTGGAGAGTGGTTGTACTCGTAGATCAAGCCCTCGTAAAAGGCTACTGCATCCTCGTAAGCCCACACCTTAGCCTTGAAGCGGTCGTTGTGCTCGTCGAAGCTCTTCTCCTCGTTCGTCTGGTTGGCATCCAGGCGGGCGTAGTGTCGCCCCGTGTTCGGGATGTACTCCTTCTCCGTCTGGTACTTAAAGAGGCGGTTCATGTGCTCTGCACCCTTCGCCTGAGAGTTACCAGGAGCGAGGAAGTAGGGCTCGGGGAATAGTGCCCCTGGACGCATGATCGACTCCTTAAAGTCCGATACCAGGTGTTGCTCTACCTCCGCCTCATAAGGGCAGGGGAGGTTGTTCGTAAGGAGCGTTCTGAAGGTCGAGCGTAGGCATCCGATGAAGATGTCGTGACGCTTCTTCCCGCTGAAGCTGTACCCGATGATTGCTTGGCTTGCCAGGTCGTAGGCTATGTAGATTTTGAGGCTTACGATTTCGCTGATCCCTTGCTCTCGCCAATTGACCTTTAGCTTGAGGTCACGGTCGTCAAGGGAGATCTTAGATAGGGACATCGTTGGGCGCTTACGCAGCACAAAGGGCTGGTTCTTGCCTCGCCACGTCTGATAGTCGTCGTGCACCTTCCCTCGCAGGGCTTTAGCTTCAGGAGTGCTGAGGTAGTTCGCCACCGTCGTCTCGCTCAGGCTCTTATACTTGCTTGGGTCGTACAGCTCTCCCGTCTCGGGATTGTACACCGTTAGCAGCCCCTCGACGAAGTTGTTGTAGCGCTCGGCTACAGTGCTATTATACGGGCGGGTATCATCATTATCCAAGGCAAGTAGTAGGTAGAGCGTGTCTCTATCGACCTTTCTCGTTTGTTGGTTGCCGAACTTCTTGCTGATGAGGCTCTCGTAGCCATGCTCGTCGAACTCTCTTAGCGCTTTGCGAAAGCGGGGGGCGCTCTGAGGGAGCGTGTGCCCGACCTCCTGCTTGTAGTAGCTGATAGCACTTGCCAGCTGTTCCCAGCGGACGACCTTGCTACCGCCCATCACCCGCTTTAGCAGGCGGATGTCTGCTTGCAGGCTCTTGACAGCCATGAGCACCGAGGCATTTGCGGTGTACTCATCCGTCAGCTGAGCGATACGCTCCAGGGAGAGGGAGAGGTTCAGCTCCCTCAGGCGCTTGGGGTAGTACTCCATAGCTCCTCGATCTCGGCGGTAGTGCTCGCTGAACCACTTCTTAATCGTTGCCACATGTACAGCATCAGTGCCAAGTCGCCTATCTACCTTGTCTCGCAGTGCTACTGGGAGGCTATTGTAGTCGATGAGCACACTGGAGCCTTTGCCCTTTCCTCTACGCACAACTTTGAGTTGCCCACGGCGAGCAAGGGCTCTGTAATGCTCATAGACGACTACAGGCGCCAAGCACTCGGACTGATCCTCAGAAGTCCTCCTATCCTCGATAAGATCGGAGAGCTCTATCACCGTTGCTTTTCCGTAGTGCTGGAGCATACTTAGTTATTATTTAAGGATGTCGCCTTCGCTTGTATCTCGGCAAGCATACCAATCGTAACACCTTGATACTCCTCTATCACCTTACCACCCTTCAATAGCTGAGCTTCACTTGTCGTCTTATCAATGATTAGGACGACATCGCCTGGGAAGATTTGTGTCATCTTCCCGTCAGCGTCATGGATAGTCTCGCACTCGGGAGCAGTACAGTAGGCTACCCCTCCTTGGGCTATAGCTAGCTCTCGAGCCCGTCGGGAGACCTCCCCGTCTCG